AAAGGATTAGTTCTGGAAGCTGCTCCAATTCCAGGGGAAAGGGCACGGAAGATAGGAGCGCAGACGGATACTGCAGTATTTGAACCACCAACCATAAGACAGTATCCACGCTCCAGACCGTAAACACCACCACTAGTGCCACAGTCAAGATATTGGATGCCAAGTTTAGCAAGCCTTTCTGCCCTGCGTCTAGAGTCCTTAAAATTGCTATTGCCATGATCAATAATAATATCGCCTTCCACACAAAATGATAGTAACTCATCTATTGTGTCCTCTACTAGTTCTGCTGGTACTACCATCATAAAGATACCGGGAACTCTTGAGGTGTCTCCGAATACACCTCCACCTGAATGTACTACTTGAACAAGATTTTCCACAGAAGTGGTACATCCACTGATATAACCCGCTTCATATTGTTCTTCAGCTTTAGCATAGTTTCTCCGATAACCCCAAACTTCGATACCTGCTTTCATCATACGACGAGACATACCCTCGCCCATTCGTCCTAGACCAATTATACCTACTTTCATAACTTCTCCTGAATTGCAATTAAAGTGTCATATGGAATCCATGCAGGTTCTTCCTGCTTAAATTGTACCTGAACTTCAGTGATGACTTTTGATAAGTCTTTTCTAAAAGTTCTCCTAGTATTCTTTACCACAGATAATGGATTGTTCATTGCTCTAATTCCTTAAGATAATCTATCCACCATTGTGGATCTTTTTGTGTTTTCCATTGTGGTACTTGCATACCTTTCTCAGAATAATATTCGTACAGAGTATCATCGATAATCTGTGCGATCTCCATATTCCTCATCTTCTGCGTCAACGTCTGCATATGGGTTCTCCACAAAGGGTCCTCGCTTTCGTAAAGGTTCTTTTCTGACATACGAAGTTTCAGAGTTTACTACCGACATCCACACCGCAAGTTTCATAACAATGTAAATTATACCTAGCGGCAAAAAACATGCAACTAAGATAAGTGGTTTCATTTATGCTCTCCAAGCAACAGCACTTTCGCTTCTTCTTTTCATCTCTACAATAATTTCTCCATACTCGTTATACATTTTGTCTCCGGGAACATAGTGACCCTGTTTGTATTCCAATGCTTCAATAATAACTGCGTAATCTTTTTTGCTGAAATCTGGCATGAATTTCGACATATTTTTCTTGTTTGGTATTATGTAGGTATTTTTCAATTTAGAGTTAAGTGTAACCAAGGAAAGAGTGGTGGGATTACTCCAATGAGTCGAAGAAGACCCTCAGCAAAAAGTGCAAGAACAACCCACCCAACACACATACTGATAATTGAAGCATTACGATTATGTTTTCGTATGGCATCATCAATCATCTCCTGCACTTCTTCTTTAGATGCATAATTACTCTGTGTCATTTAGTTCTTCTGGTGGCATTTCTTCCTCCAATGAGTTGCGTCTCTCATTCCATGTTACTCCTCCGTCTAGACCTTTGCAAGGATTTATGCAGGTATCATCACCTAACTTGTTACATACTAACCCTGCAAGATCTAATTCATTTCCTTTATTGCCTGTACCAGACCAATAATGTTCTCCATCGATCCAAGTAGCACCGCATTTGGGGCATTCCTTAGTCTCCATGTTTTTTAAACTCCTTAAGGGACTTTGTGAATTCGGCGCGGTCAGCAAGAAGTTGCTTTCTTAACTTACGCTCCATCCATTTCATTCTGACTCTCAGAATAGCATACTTAAATCTTAATTCCAAGTATCTAACAAGTCTTAGGGTTTCATCATACCCTGCATACACCACCAATGCTATAATTGTTAGCATTAGAAGATAAAAGAGAGTCATTTTGATGTGTCCATATAGCGTATATAGACATTCAATAATGTCTTAAGATTGTAGTATAATGATACATAAACGGAGAGAACAGGAATCGAACCTGCGAAGGTGTTACCCTCAGCCGCTTTCAAGGCGGTGTCCTCGACCAACCGGACTCTCTCCCTGAAATTTATCGGACTTCAAAGTCCAATCGCTTTACCTTACGTCTACGTCTTTCCTCTTGGTATAAAAGTTCTTCTCTAGAGAAATGACTATCGATTTTTCTTTCTACATTATTAGTAACCATGACAACTTTCTCAAGGTCCTTGGCACCAACCTTGTTTTCTAACAGACTCATTTGATTTGGGCAACCACAGAACTGCAACTTACTGCTACTTGTCAGTTCTGTTTTGCATTCTTTACATCTTACAGTAATCATGTCTCTAAAGTCAAATCAATTTCATTTATTTATATGGGTGAAGAGGGGATCGAACCCCCGACCAATTGCGTGTAAAGCAACTGCGCTACCGCTGCGCCATTCACCCTAAGTATGGATGACGGGATTTGATACCCGCACTACTCTCCGAAGAGGCGTGTTTCCTTACATCACATCCATACTTGGCGTCTTTCTATGCTATCTGCATAGCGACTACCAACTGCCCCGACTGGATTCGAACCAGTAACCTTGAAGTTAACAGCTTCCTGCACTGCCGTTGTGCTACAGGGCATTGAAAAGACCCGAAAGTCTTAAGGGGATAAACCCCAAGCGGAGTATCGGAATCGAACCGACGACATCTAACTTGGAAGGATAGCGTTCTACCGCTGAACTAACTCCGCAAGGAGCCCCTAGTCGGAATTGAACCAACCTCTGCTGCTTACAAAACAGCTGCATCACCACAATGCTTTAGAGGCAATAGTGTTCAATCTGATGGCAGTTAGCACATAAGACCTCACACTTTGCTGCTTCTTCTTTTATCCTTTTCAGGTTCCAATGAGAAGATTTAGATGCTACATTCACTTCTTTGTCATTGTTGGGGTGGTGAAATTGAAGTGCCCTCCAATCATCATATCCACACCTCTCACATTTCAAAGTAGATTTCCACTCCTTGTAAATCTTAACTCTGTCTCTTGCTCTTTGCAGTTCAACTTTGCCTTTACAAGATTTACACTCAGTTCTCAGATATCCATTTCCTGTGGAATAGAACTCTGTCTCTGGGAGGGTTTCTTTACAGGTTTTACACTGTTTCATAGCATCAAGTATTTGTAAAGTATTTATAACTTTACAAAATTAGTGGGTTGGGTAAGAGGATTCTACTATACCTCCACTGAGCGGGATACACTGGTAGTGTAATAAGGTCACTCAGACTTTCGGACGCCTTAGTATCAGCTTCTGTGTTTCCACAGCGGGCACCACCCCTGTCCTACTATACGTTACGCCGTGCCTCCACAAGCGTTATTCAGTCATACCCTATGGGAATCCGTCGATTCCCAACGACTCAAGTAGGATTCGAACCTACGACCGACTGCTTAGAAGGCAGTTGCTCTATCCAGCTGAGCTATTGAGTCAAACGCTAGTTCCTATCGCCGCCAAACCTGAACTAGCAAGGGGTTTGCCGCAGTTGATTACCCTCTCTCCATTCCGTCGTTCATGTAATCAACAAAGTCATCATACTGCTCTTCGGTAATTTTGTCAAGCGATACGATTTCTAAATCTTCTCCTTGAGGTTCGATCCATTCTGCAAACTCTTCATAGAGTGCTCTGCAATCTCCGATAGGCATCTTTTCAATATCAAAACGTTCTAGTGCCCAGTCTCGGATTTCCCCTACAAGTTCTTCAGTCGTCTTTTCCATAGTAATCCTTTCGGTAGTACCTGCTGAGGATGTTACTATTGTAGTATCTGGGGACTCCTGTGTCAAGCTCTTCTGTGAGGACGTTGTGGTAGAAGAGTTGTCTTGTTTCTTCAAAATTAGTTTTGCCCTTCGTCTTATGAAGACTGAGGATAGTTCTGCTAAAATTTTGCTTGCCGTATTTAATAATGTCTTCCTTAAGTTCCGGGCAAGACCCATAATACTTCCTCCAGTCAGATTCCTGTTTTACTTTGCGTTTCTTTCCTTTTGGTGTTCTGAACGACCAAAAATACTTTCGCCCAATGTACTGTCGTTGGTTTGTGAGATTGGTAATGAGATAAACAAAACCGTAGTAATCCCCAATAATATCCCCACTAAAAGGGCATTCCATGTACATCCAAGGATTTTCATAGTCAATACCTGTACTCATCAAGAATATCTAAAATATCATTTAGATATTTATTTGCTATATCCTTGGGGTCTGAATTATAAGGTCGAAGTTTTTCCTCCGCTAATTGTTTTTTTAATTTCAATATTCTAACCTTAAATTCATCTCTTGTCAAATTATTCCTAGGCATAAAAAAGGGAGTATATATACTCCCCTATTTAAGCAAGTTTTAGAGTTGGAAACCACTAAATGTGTCTTTGCTGACATCCTGTTTGATACCACCAACAACATAAGACTCAACTTCTGTTTCCTGTGGTGCTACCTGAAGACCCTTAGAAGAAATCCAGTGCTGCGTCCAGGGCAGTGGGTTGTTATTTGCAGAGATATCATACTGAGGTTTAAGACCAATTGCCTTCAGACGACGATTAGCAATCCACTCAACATACTGCTGAAGAAGTTTATCATTCAGACCAATCA